GAGTTCGTCATTTTCAGCTAGGTGGTACAGAACCTGTGGTCCTACATCACTCTCCAGAATTGCATCTCTAACATCGTCATTCACGACAACATCACTAGATGCCACGATCTCATCAAAGTCTGGCAAAGATGCTTTGGCGGCTTGCACTTTTGTCGCCCAAGTCTCAATGACCTTTTGGCGTTCAACTGCTACCTTTTCCTCTGCATCCCGCCTATCACGTTCCGCTAACGCCTTTTCTGTCGAATATTCCGCTAGGGCTTTCGCATACTCAAACGCGTCTTGGAACTGGCTTGGTTGCGGTTCTTCGTTTACGTCTTGCGCTTTTGGCGCAGTCGGTTTCTCAAGTGCCGCTAAACGTGCTTCTAATTCTTCCCTACGCTGACGTTCTTGTTGCGCTTCTTTACGCGCATCTTCACGTTGCTTGGTCAGATCAGAAAACCGTCTCTCAAGTTTTGGGTTCTGCTTCTTTTCCTCTGTGGGTTTAGCTTCTTCCTCTGCTGTAGGCTCACTCTGGTCTGTATCTGCTACTGGCTCAGTTGGAGTTTTCTCAACAACCGCCTCAGATGCTTCACGATCAGCTAAACCTAATCTTTGTGCATAAAAATCTGCTGCATTTTCGCTGGTCAATACTGACCCTGCTTCTTTTTCTGACATAGGTTGCCCTAAGAATTAACCTAGTTGACCCAACTAGTAAGGTTTTGTGGTTTTTACCACGAAATTATTGTTGTGTCAATGGATTTGCACCCATGTCAATGTCTGTTGCCGCAAACTGCATAGCGTTTTGTTGCTCACGATCGCGCTTGGCAATTTCCTGATTCAATCGAGCTGTGTCCATGTGGTGCAACAGCAATTCCATGATGGCCTCAATCTCAATCTTGTTTTGGCTTGTCACAGCGCGGGTGTTTTGGTCATTGACCTTAACTTCAGCCATCGTCTCAGTGTTGTGCGCTTTGGCGGTCTGGCGCATCAGTTCGCGCTTAGTCTCGCTGTCTTGCTTGACTTGCTCAATGTCTTGACGTTGCTTAATCATCATCTGCAACTGCTGAATCTGTTGCCCCATTTGTTGCATTTGCTGTTGGCTTTGTGCTAATTGCATTTGAACTTGCGGCGGAATTGGGCTTTTCTCGTCAACCTGAGACAGCGGGTTTAGTGTGGCCAATCGGTCGGCAATAATGTCCGCGCCAGGGAAATCCATGTTGCGGAAGATCAAGTCTCCCGCGGTTTGCATCAAAGTTGGGTCAGCAGCTAGCATTCCCATCATTGAATCTACGGCTTCTTGGCGCTTGCTGTTGTAGCCTGGCCCTGTTTCCATCACCACATCGTATTCACCAACGGTCACATCGTTTAACACTTCGCCAACGGCGGTGCGCTCATTTAATGTCACCAGATCGGGCTTGCCATCGTCTCCAATGATTCGCAAAACACGCTCAGAATCATAGATTTTCGGTATCAAGTCCAGAATAATCTTGCCGGTGTGGGAAATAGATCGAGTCAGGTTGTCGTAATAATCAAAGTTGGTCAGGTCAACCTGTTGTTGTTGGCCATTCAATGCCTTGCCCGAAATATTACCAGTGGGCATTTGATTTGGGTCAAAGATGCCCATGATGTTGGACAAATCATCATTGATGACGCTTGCCGCAGTAATCACACCAGCAGGCGGTGGTTCAGGTTGCAGGCGCTGTGGCGGTGGCGCTGGCTGGCCATCAATGTCACGCTGCTTGTAACGCAAATAAGATGTTGACTTGACGTTTGCCTGCGCCCATTCGTTTTCGTGACCCTCATCCTGTCCCTCTGCCATGATCCATTTGGCTTTGGGTGCAAGTGCAATGCTTTCTGTCAAGCTGGTTTGCCAAAAGTTGTACATCCGCTGCGGGTCTTTGGCGTTGCGAATCATGCCAAACTTCTTGCGCTTGTCTCCAATCACTACATGGCGGCCATAGACTGGAATCACAGGGATGTAACGACCTGGCCAATCACGTTCTTCAATGACCTCAATGGCGGTCATCTTCTTCCATTTGATGGTTTTCTTGAAACTTGGGCGCTCGTCAATTACCGTCAAGCCTGCCAGTTCAATGCGCTGGAAAAAGTCTTTGCCATCAGCAAACATCATTGAACCATCTGACAAATGGTAAAGGGTTGCCTTTTCCCGCACGGTGTAGAAATATTCAGCAATCCGAATATCCTCTTTGGTGATCCATTCTGACTGTGCGTCACCAGTGCCGCGCTGGGTGAATGATGTGCCGTCATCAAGGTCAGGATAGAGCTTGCGGAACACCTCTTTTGGCATCATTGTGGTCACTAAACACTTTTCAGCGTCTGAACCATCAGGTGCAATTGAGTTTGGGTCAAAGTACACGGTGAATGGGTTATCGACCGGCTCAATGTAGATTTCTTGGTCGAAACTGTCTTCCCGCACATATTTGGTAGTAACACGCCAATACCCCCAACCCATGCGAACAGCGTAATCAAAGCCGTTGTCGTAGGCGTGGTCAGCATTTGAATTGACCTCAATGTGGCGAATCACACCGGAAATGACCTGTGCTGTCTTTGCGTCAGCTTCAGTGTTGGTAGCATGAACTTTGATGCGTGGACGTTGCTGGCGCTGTTGGTTGGTGACTTGGCGGCAGAATGTATCGAGCTTGTTTATGGTCAAAACAGGGCGGGATTCAAGGTTGCGGCTGTTTTGCAACTCTACCGGCCATTGATCGCCATTGACAAATTTAAGGTCTTCTAGCGCCTCTTGGCGGTTCATTGTGTCGGCATCATTGGAGAACTTGAGAAAGTCCACCGCCTCTTGAATAATCGGATCGTAATCGTCCATTTAGCCCATCCAACTGTTAGCGCCGCCATACATCGGCATTGGTTTCGGTTTCCTACGTTCTTTGGGCTCATTGACCATCAAACCGATGTACCTAAACGCATCCGCACCGTGACTGTAATGGTCATGTAGCGGGCTTCGGCTGAATTGTTTGGTGTCAGGATCGACCTCGTAACGGTAGTGACGCAAGCATTGTAGACCATCATAACAATTTTCTCTATCAAAGTAGCATGATCTAAATATTGTTCTGGCGGCATTGATTGAGTCCACCACCGGTGTTTTAGGGATTATTCTGGTTTTGTGGCCAGCGGCGCGAACAATCTCCTCAATTGATCGACCATTTGCAGCCAATGTTTTGTTCTCAGCATCGTGCGGCAGCCACAAAGTATCGTAAACATAACCAAACTTTTGCATTTCAGACAAGTAATGGCTAATCGTCTGTTGATTGTCTTCAATGTAGCGAATCAGGCGGGTTTCCATGCCAATAAACTGGACAAACCAAATGGCCGTGGAATCTGCCCATCCAAGGTCAAACACCGCATGGACTGGTTTGGTGGCATCGTAGGGAACGCGGGTAATGCGGTTCTCCAACTCAGCCATCTGAACTTCTTTGGCAAAAATAGCGCCATCCACTGTTTGGCGGCAGAAACCCTCCCAAACCGTTCGGTGAGCTTCAGGGTCACGCGCTTTCAGACTTTCCATCTCCAGCTTTAGCGTCTCAGGAAACCAAGGGTTGTCGTTCCAATTAACCTTGGCCACGACTGCGTTTTCTGGCTTGTGAACCACAAACCGTTGGTAAGTCTCGTCTGTCTCCAACTCAGGGTTGAACGTAATCCATATTTCACTGTCTGGTTTTCGGATGGTAGGAATAAGCACATTCCAGCTTAACCGTGTCACTGTTTGAGCTTCTTCCACCCAACAAATGTCTACACCCTCGTAAGATTTGACGTTGGCCACATTGTTCTTTAAGCCGACAAAGCTGAACTCTGACCCGTTTTTTCCTCTAATACTGGCTTGGGTGATTTCATAGAACGATTGCAGGCCAAGGTCAATGATCTGGTCGCACAGTAGTTTGTGTACAGAATCCCGCATTGAGGTCATGTATTCCCGCGCACAAAGGATTCGCAGCGGTTCTTTGACGGCTTTGATTAACAATGCTCTGGCCACGCCCCATGACTTTGCGCCACCTCGACCGCCAAAAAGCACTCGATAACGTGATTTGGCAGGGTCAAATAGACACGCCAGCTTTACAGGGAATTGGGCGTTGCTGACTTCACTCACTTGGTTTGACAAATGTCACTTGAATGCCCTGCAACAGTGGCGCGCCCTCTGCGCCGGTGATCTCCTGCTTTGTGCTTTCCCGATATTTCTTAGGAAACCTTGCAGCCATTGACCGTGACCACAATGTCGGGTTCAATTTGTCGCTGTCTTTGTTCTCAACCATGTACGCTTGGGCTTGTTCTTCCCACCAAGCCTGCTCATAATGCTTGGCATCCTCCAAGGCTTGCGAAAATTCTGGATGACGATCACGCCATTCATACAAAGTTCTTACAGGCGTATTGAGTTGATAACAGATTTGCTCAATTGATTTACCGATGCGCCCAAGCTCTATTACCCTGTCAATATATGCAGGATCATAGGTTGTTGGTCTTCCAACTGGGCGCTTTTCGGTAACTTCGGTCATTTTTTCTTTTTAACTTTCTTAGCTTCACGCTTTTCCGAATACGCAATTGCCACGGCTTGCTTCACAGGCTTACCGGCTTTGATTTCGGCTTTAATGTTTTCTTTAAACGCTTTGGGGCTGGTCGATTTCTTCAGCGGCATCTTGCTTCTCCAGTTCGGCCAGCGTCCACTGGCATTGTTGCAACGCACCATTGATTTGGTGAAGTTGTTGTTCAAGCTCACGGCCTTTGGCCATCAGATCGTTAATTCGGATTTGGATGGTTTCTTTCATGATTCCTCAACAATAGCACAAATGTCAGCTTCTTGAATGATTTGGTAGTCCTGGCCGTCAATCTTGTGGGTTGGCCAGTTCAAATAATCACCATTGCCATATTTAATAAAGTCTCCAACCGCAGCCTGGTCAACGTCTGGACCAATGGCCACAATTGTGCCTTCGTTAAATGATTCCTTGTTGTTCACCCAAATAATGTCGCTCAAAGTGCGAACATTAGGCTTGACAACTACTCGATCACGCAGCGGTCGAATCATTTTTGACCTTTCTGGTGTATTTACGTTTCTCAACCATCTGAATTGGCAATTCAGTTACTTGCTCATGTTTTGTGGCAAATTCACCACAATATTCATTTGCGTGTCGGTTTTGGTATGTGGGATAGCGGCGGCACTGACCCAACACCTCAGTGTCGAGAAAGTGTCGGCAGGACTTACAATTTCGGTCAACCATCAAAACTCCTTTTTTTGTTGGCCAGAAATGCCCTTGGGTGGTCAGACCCTTGGGCGTTTCGATTTACATTGAATCTTGAACGTGCGGAATGCGCTTGTGTTCGTAGCAGGTCGATTCGCTTGTACCGCCTTTCATTTCACCTTTGCGGCCATCATGCATTCCCATGTGGCTGGCTTCACGCAGGCCAATACCGTCCATTTTGCCCATGCCAACGCCGCCTTCAATGGGGCGCTTACGCTCGCCGCTGGTGTCGCTGCTAGTTGCGCCTTTGGGTGCTTTTGCGCCAGTTGTAGATGGTGCGCCGCCGTATTCACGGTCAACCTTAGACACGCCAACTTTTTTTTCACCAGTCATATCGGAACTGATAGCTGACGGGATTTTTTTTGCTTGATAGCCCATTTTGATTTCCTTGCAAGATAAATGGAAATGTCATTTTATATGAAATTTGCGTTTGTCAATCGTCTCTTTGAAAAAATTCAATTGCCAACAACAAAATCAGCAGCCCAACTATTCCAATCAAGCTGCCCACAAATAAAGCAAATATTGTCATGGCTATTTCTCCCATTTTGAACATAACTCCTTGACAGTCTTTGATTTTCTTGGCTTTTTACATAGATTGCTAACTGACTTTTGTTTGGCTTTTTCTCTCAATTCAGAACTGGTAAACGGCTTTGGCGCATCTGGATACAAGCCATGCCATCCCGTTATTCCCATCATGACAGCCAAAATTAGCCGATCAATCACTGGTAATCCCCTTCAATTGTGTGTTCCAACAATCGCTGTTCAAGCCGTTTGATGCGCTTTTCGTTGTATTGAACAATTGAAACAGCATATTCAACGCCTGCTTCAGCTTCAAGTTTTTTTAAATGTGCTTCCCGTAATTCTTTGGCAATTATTTCCCTTATTGTTTTGGTACGGGTAATTTCACGAATGAATTTGCTAGTTGTTTCTTTAAGACTCATTGGTTTTCCTTGATAAAGCCTTGGAATATGCAAACACTTGGTTTTTTTCGTTAATGTCGCGGTTGTCTTGTTTGCGCTTGGCAAATTCTTCACCTTGTTTCATTCGCTTCATTTTTTTGTCGCGTGTCCAAATGCTTGCGCCTTTGTAATCAAATGCTGTGGTCATTGCGTTCCTTGAGTTTGGCTTCAATAGCTTGGCAAAGTTCATATGACATTCCAAACGGCAAGACACCGCATTTAATTAAATCCATGCGTGTCAGCCCTACCCATGTGCGCTGTGGTGGTGTGGTGTAGAGAGGCACAATTTTTGCAAATGGCGCTTGCTGATAACTGTTGATTGTTCGTGCGCTTATCTCTGCATTTTTTAGCGAGTCGTATGTGCTATAAAACTGCCATCCCATTGGCGCATTTAAAGGAGTATCAGCACCAACCCACAACTGCCACGCCACAGGCTCTTGCTCTGGCTGTGCATCAAGCATTTGCTTGTACCCAATTACCTCGCCTTCAAGCTCATGGATTCGATGTTTTAATGCACGAATATCGCCAATTGCAGTCCCCTGCTGTGCCCCACAATCACACCCTCCAGCAGGATAAGCTGGCCCACTGTGAACAGCGCAGTCACTTGCGTGCAAAGTCACTCTGCAATTTGGGCATTGACACTGCTCTGACTGTGTCAAGGCTTCTTTGATGGTTGCAACAAGTTCACGCTCAGAATCACTATCAGCGTTTGATTCAATGAATTGAAGTGCCAGTTCTAATACTTTTCTTTCTTCGTTGGTCATGTCTACTCCTTAATGCCGCGAGCTTGCTCAATGGCTCGTTTAGCCGCATCAGCCAATTCTGTTTCTTGATACGCACCAAGCACACATTCTTTGGCGAAAACCATCAATGGGTGCTCATCTGTCAGACCCTGCCATGTGCTCTGTGGTGTGGTGTATCTGAACAATTCTGCAAACTCACGCAGCAAATATGTTCCATGAGAACCGTCATCAAACATGATTTCAGGTGACCCACCAGCGGTTAGATATGCAACCACCCCAAGACTATCGTCTTCAATGCAAACAACCTTATCGCCAACTTTGGGCATACGCATCGCCACAGGCTCTTGCTCTTGCTGTGCCAACTTTTTGTAATCAGCAAGCAACGAGTCATAGTCACGTTGCATCCCTTGTGCGTGTTCTTTCCAATACCCCACAGTCTCTTGCTCTGGTTGCGGGGCGGTAATTGGCTTGCGGTCGCAATCAGGCCAACCACATTGCAGGTTGTGCAGTTGACACCCGCCTTTCTGCTTGTGGTTTTCGCAATGACCTGTGGTGTGCGCCACAGGCTCTTGCTCTTGCTGTGCCAAGGCTTCTTTGATGGCGGTGATGGCTTTGTCTCTGTCGCCAATCGTATAAAAACTTGTCAGTGCTGTTGGCCGTAAATGCGTCAACGCCTCCAGCGCCAGCTTCAATGCTTCTGTTTGTGTTGTCATGTCTTACTCCTTAATGCCGTGGGCGGCTTCGATGGCATCAATGATGTCGCCAACTGTCCAGTTGCGACCTCGCCAGCCTTTTGCAATTTCTTCGCGTTGCTCATCCGTCAGCGGCTTGCGCTGTGGTGGGGTGATGTAAAAAGCTTCAGGCAGGCGTTCTGCAATACGCTCGATAGCCTCATCCCATCCGTATTGCATGGCTTCATAGCGGT